TGGGACGGTCTTCGACAACCCGGGCGTCTCCGAGGAAGTCAAGCGCCGCCTGGTCGAGCACTACGGCCAGACGCGCATCGGCCGCCAGGAGCTCTACGGCGAACTGCTCGACGACGTCCCCGGGGCGCTGTGGCGGCGGGAGTGGTTCAGCTACTCCGAGCCGCCCGCCGACCTGCGCGTGGTCGTCGGCGTCGATCCGGCCATGACGGCATCGGAGACCAGCAGCCTGACCGGCATCGTCGTCGCCGGCTTCTCGCCATACCACGGCCGCGCCTGGGTGCTGGCGGACCTGTCCTGCCGCGAGACGCCGGATGAGTGGGCGCGCGTGGTCGCCGACGCCTACCGGGAGTACGAGGCGAGCGCGGTCGTGGCCGAGGTCAACCAGGGAGGCGACCTGGTCAAGCGGCTGCTGGAGAGCGCCTACCCGGGGATGCCGGTGCGCCAGGTGCGGGCGACCAAGGGGAAGATCATGCGCGCCGAGCCGGTGGCGATGAAGTACGAGCAGCGCCGCGTCGATCACGCCCGCCCGCTGCCCGACCTCGAGGACCAGATGTGCTCGTTCACGCACGACACCGAGGAGTCGCCGGACCGCCTCGACGCCGCCGTCTGGGCGCTCTGGGCGCTGATGATCGACGGCGCCCAGGGCGTCGAGGTCGATTCCTACCTGCCGCCGACCGGGGCGCCGGTGTACCAGAGCGGCGACCTGCGGTTGAAGGGGCGCCGCTACATCGACAAGGACTAGGCCAGATGAGGGGGTTCAAGATGGCCGGTATCACCACCAAGATCCGCGAACTGCTCGACGAGGGGTTGAGCGACCGCGAGGAGATCACCGATCGCATTCTGACCGACACCGATCCCGAGGAGCTGGTCGAGATGGTCCGGCCGGTCGTGTCGTGGCAGGTCCACATGCGGCTCCGCGCCTGGGCGCGTCAGGAGGAGAAGAAGGCGTTCCCGCCGCAGGCCAGATCCGCCCGTGGCGAGGCCAAGCCGGCCCTCACGACGACCGACGAGCTGCGGAATCTGGTCTCGCAGTCGTTCATCTGGAACGAGAACGGTGAGCGGGTGACCTGGGGAGAGGCGACGATCGAGCAGCACCAGTCCCGCGCCCGGCTGCTGCGCCTCAACGCCGAGCGCTCGCTCGACACCGCCAACCGGCACGAGCGCGCCGCCCAGATGATCGCCGAGGCGGGGGCGACCTGCCTGAGCGACCTCCTCGACGAGCCGGTCCGCAAGCAGCAGCGCAAGAAGAAGGCCGCGTGAGCGCGGCCGAGACAGTGGGGACGGCCAGTGTCGTTCCGGCAACCAGAGAACAGGCGCCGTCCCCACACCAGACCGCCCCCGGCCACCAGCGTCCCGACGCCCAAAGGGCTCCCGCCGGGGGCGACCACCTGTCGAGCGGGGCCATTGCCCTCGCGTCACCCAGACCGTGTCCGCTCCGCTCGACGCCAGATGCCGTCGGCCAGTCCGCCGACGAAGCCCATACGGCCTTCGCCGACGGCTACCTCACCCTCCGCGTCATCGCGGAGATGTTCGAGGACATCCAGCGCGTCCGGATCGCGGTCGAGAACCGCGTCAACCATGCCCCGATCGACCCGGACCTCATCCGGGCGCGCCTGGAGGGCCTGCACCAGTCCGAGCACCAGATGGCCCTCCTGCTGCGCCGCACATTCCGCCGCGTGGTCGAGCCCGAGATCGTCGGCTGGCAGGCCGCGACGATCGGCATCGGTGAGCACATGCTGGCCCGGCTGCTCGGGGTGATCGGCCACCCCGTCCACACCAAGGTCCACGAGTGGCAGGGCGAGGGCGAGAACCGGGTGCTTGTCGTCAAGGGCGAGATGGAGCGCCGGGTCAGCGACCTGTGGAGCTACTGCGGCCACGGCGACCCGACCCGGCGCAAGCGCAAGGGGATGACGGCCGAGGAGGCCTTCGCCCTCGGCAACCCGCGGGCGAAGATGCTCGTCCACCTGATGGCCGAGGCGTGCCTCAAGGCCAAGGCGCGCTCGCCCTACGGCCCGGTCTACGACTGGGCGCGGGCCAAGTACGAGGACCGCGACTGGACGCCGCTGCACCAGCACAACGCGGCGCTGCGCCTGGTCGGCAAGGAGATCCTGCGCGACCTCTGGACGGTCGCGCGATGAGATGTGGGGGCGGCCACGGTTGCCTCGCGAAGCCCATGGAGGGTTCGCTGCCCCCACGCAGGTTGCGGGAGGGCCATCGCGAGGGCGACACCCAAACCATCATCGCCCCCCCGCGCAAGTTGGCTGGCGGCCAGATCCACTCCGGCGCCCGTTCGAGAATCGCCGCCAGCCGCAGGTTGACCGGGGCCATGTCGCGCCCGCAACCCAATCGACGGGCGCCCCGGTCAAGACAGGTGCAGCCCGGCCGTTGGCGCGACCGGGCTGCGCGCACCGAGGAGCGTGGACCTCCCCGATGCAGTGTCAGCCTAACGGATAAGGCAGGAAGCCCATGACCCGCACCGAGCAGATCATCGCCCTCCTGGGCTCGCTCTACGACTACCTGCCAGGCCCCAAGACGGCCCACTACGGCGACCTCCCAGGCCCGGCGCCGACCGAGACGGCCGACTGCACCGCCTGCGGGGGCGCCGGGACGACCGGCAAGCGCAAGCGGCGCTGTGCGGCCTGCGAGGGCAAAGGCAAGGTGGTCGTGGACGGCTACACGGGCAAGCCGGTCGGCACCGACAAGGGCAAGGTGCGCTCGGCCGAGCCGCGGGCGATCGACGCCGAGCTGCGGCGCCTGGCCGCCGCCGAGCAGATCCGCCGCGGCCGCCTGCTCGACGACCCCTTCGCCTGGGAGGCCGAGCGCATCCGCTACCGCCGCGCCGGCAGCTACTCCTCGCTGGAGGCGGCCCTGGAGTCGCTGCGGGCCAACGAGCCGGACCTGTGCAGCCTGGTCATGCGCTGCCTGGTCTACCGCGTCTCCGAGCCCACCGGGGCGGCGCAGGACGAGCTGGAGCGGGCGCTGGCGTGGATCAGCCGCCGGATGCCCCCCGAGATCCGCGTGCCCCGCTGGGTCGGCTCCGAGCCGCCGCAGGTGGAGCGCGCCTGGCCCCGGGACCGCCGGCGCAACCAGGCGACCAAGGAGCGCAACGAGCGCATCATCGCCCTGGGGCAGGAGGGCATGGCCGGGGCGCAGATCGCCCGCGAGGTCGGCTGCTCGGCGGCCACCGTCTCCCGGGTGCTCGCCGCGGTATCCCTCGCCGGCACGGCGGCGGCGTAGGATGGGGAGTATGGGCGAGATGGAGCAGTACGCCTATCCGCTCGGTCCATACCGGCGCAGCCCCTATGTCTGTCCCGGCTGCGGCCACAACGTGCGGACTTGCGAGTGCGCCGGGGCGTGGCCTGCGACCATCGACCCCACGACAAGCAGGGTCGTCATCGACGCCGACGAGTTCGAGGAGGCCGGGCGCGACCCGCGCCTCGCCGAGACGAACCGGCGGGCTGACGAGTACCTGGCCCGCCTGCGCGCCGAGGGGCGGGTGCACGATGCCTGACCCGCTAGACACCGACGCGATCGCCGCCCGCCTGGCGTCCGGCTACGAGGCCGACCCGCCCGAGGAGCGCCTGCCGCATGCCATCGACGACGGCTCGCTGATGCTCTCGGAGATCGAGAGGCTGAGGGACGAGCGCGGCTTCTGGCGCGAGGCGACCGAGCACCTGAGCGTCAAGCGCGGCGATGATGCCCCCGACGGGCTGATCGACTACCCCGCCTAGACGCCGTCCGGGGCTTCGGCTAACGTCCCCGTTGCAGGTTCACAGGTAGGAGAAGTACGTCCCGAGGTCGCCGAGAGGCGGCCTTTCGTCGTTCTAGGGGGGCCGCATGAGCACAGCCATCGGCCTCATCCGGCAGGCGAACGGGCAGTCCAACCCGCCGGCCGAGACCCTCGACGCGACGCTGCAGGACTTCCTCGACGCCGCCGCCGACATGGGCGCCAAGCGGGTCGAGGACTACGGGCTCTACGAGCGCTTCTACCTCGGCGACCGAGGCGTCGAGCTCACCGACCGCCTGCGCGAGTTCCTCGAGCAGCACGGCGTCCTCTTCTGCGAGAACTTCTGCGAGCCGATGGTGGACATGGTCGCCGAGCGGCTGACCGTCACCGGCTTCGACGCATCGATCGACGGCGAGACCGGGACCGACCTGTCGCGGGAGGTCTCCTCCTACCTGGCCGACCGCTTCTGGACGCCGAACCGCATGGACGAGGTGCAGGCCACCGTCCACACCCAGGCGCTGGCCAAGGGCGACGCCTTCGGCATCGTCGGCTGGGACGACAAGGCCGCCCGGCCCACCTTCTCCTTCAACCCGCCCGAGCGGGTCAAGGTCGTCTACGCCGACGACGACCCGACCATGCCGCGCTACGCGGTGAAGGTCTGGATGACCGACCAGGTCGGCCCCTCCAACCCGGGCGGCCGCAAGATCGAGCGGATGAACGTCTACTACCCCGACCGCATCGAGCCGTGGTTCAAGCTGCACCGCTCCCACGGCCGCGGCGGCTGGCAGCACTGGGTGGACGAGCCCGCCGAGGGCGGCACCGCCCCCTGGCCGCGCCCCTGGACCGACGCCGCGGGCGCCCCGCTCGGGATCCCGGTGGTTCACTTCCGCAACCGCGCCCGGGGCCGCACCGACGGGCGCTCCGAGCTGGCCGGCGGGGTCATCTCGCAGCAGCTCCTGCTCGACAAGCAGATCGTCGATCTGGCCGCCGTGGGCGACACCCAGGGATGGCCGCAGCGCTGGATCAGCGGGGCGACCGACTCCGGCGGTGCGCTCACCACCAACCCGGGCGACGTCTGGAAGCACCCCTCCGAGAACGCCAAGTTCGGCCAGTTCGACGCGGCGCCGCTGGAGCCGATGATCGCGGCGATCGAGTCCACCGTCTCGCGCATGGCCCGCCGCTCCGGGATGCCGCTGCACCTGCTGACCGGCGGCGACGCCCCCTCGGGCGAGTCGATCCGGGCCTCGGAGGCGCGCCTGGTCAAGCGGGTGCGCGACCGCCAGACCTCCTACGGCAACGGCTGGGAGGACGCCGCCACGATGGCCGTCCGCCTGGCCGCCAAGATGGGCGCCCTGCAGGTCGATCCGGCCGCCCTGTCCCTGTCCACGATCTGGGACGACCCGGAGAGCCGCAATGAGCTGGAGGAGGCGCAGACGGCCGAGGCGTACCAGCGACTGGGCGTCTCCAAGCACACCCTGCTGCTGCGGCTCGGCTTCGACCCCGAGGACGAGATGGACCGTCGGCGTGCGGAGCAGGAGGAGGCCATGTCGGGCGCCCTGGTGGAGCTGCTGAACGGCAACGCCGACCGCACCGAGCCGGACGGCCCGCCGATGCCGATGCGGGACGGTGGCGCGGGATGAGCGACGACCTCCCGGAGCGTGCGAGTGGGAAACTCGGCGAGTCTGCCGGCGAGACCCTGATGCGCGCCCTCGACAACATCGGGCGCCTGGAGAGCGAGAGCCACGGTGCTTCCGTAGAGAGGGTGATCGTCCTCTACTCGGTGAAGCATCCGCCCGATGATGACGACGACCTCACCGGGACGACATACGGCTCCGACTACACGCCGGGGATGGGCGTCCACGAGGTTGTCGGGATGCTCCGGTACTGGGAGCACATCGAGCTGAATGCCTGACCTCATCACCGAGGCCCGGCGCTTCCGGCGCCGGATCCTCGCCGCCGACTCCGAAGCCTCCGCCCGCCTGGTGCGGACCTACGCGGTCGCCTTCCGCCGGATCGAGACCGAGCTGGACAGCCTCACCGGGCGCATCGCGACGCTGCGGATCGACGGCGCCGACGAGGACGCCCTGCGCTCGGCGCTCTACCGCGAGGGGCGCCTGCAGCGGCTGCGGGCGCTGGTCCTGGCCGAGATCACCGACTTCTCCCAGCGGGCCGCCGGCACGATCACCGAGAGCGTGCGGACGGCTCGCGAGCTTGGGGCCGAGGGTGCGATCGGGCTCATCGACGATGCCACCCCACCCGGAATCACCCCCACGGCCCTCTTCGATGCTCGACTGCCCACGGGCGCGGTCGAGGCGGCGGTCGGCGCCTTCCGCTCCGCCGCGATCCGCGGCCTGCTCGCCCCCCTCGGGCAGGCCGCGGCACAGTCTGTGGAGGACGCGATCACCTCGGGGCTGGTGCGCGGGGTCAACCCCCGCAGCGTCGCCCGCGAGGTGCGCGACTCCCTCGGGGGGAACCTGCAGCGCGCCCTGACGATCAGCCGGACCGAGATGCTGCGGGCGCACCGCGAGGGCTCGATCGCCGAGTACCGGGCCAACCAGCGGGTGCTGGAGGGCTGGGTCTGGGTGTCGGGCCTCGGCGCGCGCACCTGCGCCTCCTGCTTCGCCCAGCATGGATCGGTCCATCCGATCGACGAGCCGATGGCGACCCACCCGCGCTGCCGCTGCGTGGCGGTCCCCAAGACGCGCCCATGGGCCGACCTCGGCGTTCCCGGGATGAGCGAGCCCGCCCCCATCCGTCCCGGCGCCGAGCTGTTCCGCCAACTGGACGCCGACACCCAGCGGCGCGTCCTCGGCTCGGACGCCGCCCTGCGGGCCGTCCGCGGCGGGCGGGTCACCCTGCACGACTTCGTCCACCGCGACCACAGCGGCCTCTGGGGGCCGTCCAGCCGCCAGGCGGGGTTGCGGGAGGCGAGAGAGAACGCGGCCGCACGTCGCGCCGCATGACGTTGGCGAGTAGCTCAGTCGGTAGAGCGCTCGGCTGTTAACCGAGTGGTCGCAGGTTCGACCCCTGCCTCGCCAGTGGGATCCGGCCGAGGGGGCATGGCACTAACCCAGCCCGATAAGGACGGACAGGATTCGTCGCCAGTAGGGGTGCACACCGACCGCGGCTAATAGGCGGATCCCAAGACGGCCCGAAGGGGCGGTGACTAGGGCGCCGACTGATCATCGGCATCGAGGGAGCACGTACCGCCATCCCAAGCGGCTCCCTCACATCGACGCGCGGTGGAGCAGTAGCAGCTCGCCTGCCTCATAAGCAGGAGGTCCCGGGTGCAAGTCCCGGCCGCGCAATGCACGACCCCTCCGTGCCAGGAGGACCCAGGGGCGCCCAGGTGGCGCCCTTCTCGTTCCACAACGAAAGGACGCAGCCGAGATGGCTGACGAGCCCACCACGGCCGGTGGCGAGACGCCCCCCGCCGATCCGCCGGCCCCCGCGCCGGACCCCGCACCGCCCGCCCCGCCGAGCGACGACGAGCCGTTCGACAAGGACCGGGCGATGGCGCTGATCGCCAAGCTGCGCGACGAGGCCAAGGAGGCCAAGGCGCAGGCCAAGGACGTCAAGTCCCTGCGCGAGCAGCTCGAGGCGATCGAGCGCGAGAAGCTCACCGAGGCCGAGCGCATCGCCAAGGAGCGCGAGGAGGCCATCGAGAAGGCCACCCGCCTCGAGCAGACCAACCGTGAGAACGCGGTCAAGCTGGCCGTCTTCCAGGTGCAGCAGGACAAGGGCATCGCCGACGCCGAGCTGGCGCTGGCGGCGCTCGACCGCAGCAAGATCGAGTTCGGGGACGACGGCGCGCCGACCAACATCGGCGAGCTGCTGGACGACCTGCTGGAGCGCAAGCCGCTCCTGCGCGCCCAGCCGCCCAAGCCGACGATCCCCTCCACCGACGGCGGCGCCGGCGGGACGACCCCGCCCGACCTGACCGCCGACGAGCTCGAGGCCGCCGCCGCAACCGGCATGAGCCCCGAGCGCTACGCCGCCATCAAGGCGCGCCTCGGCGGGCGCTCGACGGTGTCCATCGCGGACCTGTCCGAAGCGCTCGCGAAGAAGGGGTAGGACCGCTCCCGACCGGGAGCGCCACCCCCCGCACACAAGGAGACAACCAACATGGCGGGATTCCGTTTCGCCTACCGGCTGTCGGGTGGCGCCCCCACCATCCAGAAGCTCCTCTTCAAGGACACCGAGACCCTCACCCGAGGCGACATGGTGAACCTGGAGT